GGTCGGTAGTGGTCATTATGCCACCAGATTTAAGGGATGTTGCACCTGCGAATAACCCTGTCTTTACAATAGTTGGGTCGCTGTTATATAGCCAAGTAGCTACCACATTTTGGCGTAGTGCCATCATAAGGTTCTGGTTAGGGCTGGCAAGTCGCACACGGCTATCACCAAAAGGCACTAGCTCAGCAGGGTCAATAACTAGGAATAACACTCTAGGATAGCCAAACTTAGACCTGTTAGGTACTGTACGAAGTTCTTGTGTGAGGCTAGGGCTAAAGTAAATAATATCATCCTCTATGTCAGCAGAATAACGAGTTACCATCGTATAGGTATCAGCACCATCTGGGATTGTTCCCTGTTGACTAGGTATCAACCATTCGGCATACTCACTAGCACCCGTGCCATCTGGACCAGCCTCAAGTAATGCCTTAATAGCCTTAGTATTCCAAGTGGTTGTTGGGTTGTTTTTCTCTCGGTTATAAATCTTTTTAAGTTTAGATGGGGTGTATTGTGTCCTCACGTAATGATAACCAGACAAGTTTGCGTCTTGCACGCCTGGCTCAACACCAACATCACTAAAATGTATCAAAGCTGGCTGTATGCCATACTCACCATAAAGACTGGTAGCCTTAACCTGAAAAGCATTAAAACCTCGTGATAATGCACCTCTGCCACCTAGCCTGAGCAGGTTCACAAAGCCCTTACCAAAAGTGATAGGGTTAAGGATACGGTCATTGACGATAAATCGGCTAACATACGCCTCTTTAGTCTGCTTAGAACCGTTTATGGCCATGCTGATAACTGGGACTTGTTTGATAGCCTTACGCATTTGGTCACGGATTGTGCCAGCTACGGTTGTATCACCTACATTAGGTTTTTTGCCAGAACCACGAGGGTATTGTGCGTTTGCTATTGTGTCTAAGTCCTTAAAGTCAGTAGTATAGCCATAAACATAATCTTTTGACCGTTTCCATTCTGATATTAAATGTGTTATATTCATAAGCTTATTATACTACATCCGCCACTACACCTATCATAACACCTTCAGGAGCAACTGCCACTAAATCAAATGAGGTATTAGACAAATTAGATGTTACGCTTATCTTATATTCATTTATTACTGGATTAGGTGTACGGACTCTAAAACGACGCTTAACCTTAGTATTAGCGTTAGACTCACTGGCACTTGGTATCTCAGTAGACCAATTTATCACTCTAGTGTTCCAACTACGCCACAGGTTACGAGGGTTGCTCCATCCACCTAACAGGTTGCGTGATGGTGCCCCATTAGTGTAAGTCTTAGTTTTAGACTTTAATTTACCTTTTTGGTTGTAATACGACACCGTAATGTTTATCGTACCTATAAACTCAGCTATGTAAAATACGCATTGGTTCATAGCAAAAAAGCTATTCTTTTGTGTGTTAAATGGTATCAAAGCACTGTCTATATTCATTGGAAACGGTAAAGAAGTACCGTCAGGAGCATCATCTTCTGCAACATAGCCCTCTACCAGTTTATAGAAATACTTGCCATCTCGTATATAAGCGAAACTGTCCCTATCTGGTGGTGATACTGTGCCAACCCAGTTAGCATTTATGTCCCAAATATACCATTTAGGCTTATCTTTATTAGTCAAATCATAAACAATAATCTGATTATTATAGTTAAATCCTCGTGTCGGCATAGTAAACATAATCAGGTTATTCCAGCCAGTGGACACAATCATATCAAAATTAGCTGTTTTGATTGTTCTGTATGTCGTGTTTATAGCTTCTGAGACGATATTAGGAGCCAGCACATTTTGTAAGTTAGCCTCTGTTTTAATAGAAGTTATACCCTCAGATGATGGGAATAATAGCTGATTGAGGTAAGCAACTGTACCATAAGATGAGTACACAGCACTAGCACCAGAGTTTAGGTCATCAGCACCCCAGTAGGTAAGTATATTGTTGCCGTATGATAATGTTTTTTGAGTAACTGTTTGTTGCTTAGACACACCCTCTGTGCCAGAAAATAGTGTTAGTAACGAAGGTATGTTCTGGTTGTTACGAAAACCTACAACAGAGGTAGGGTAGTAGTTTGTGCCTTCCAGTAATCGTAGGCTCTGAGCATCGCCACCGAAAGATATTCCACCACCCTCAAGTACCACAGGGAAATATAGAGTATAAGGCTCGTCAGGGTTGCCATACATAACAGGCACGTTATCAGCCATAATAGCATTTTTGACCTTAACACCTGCTGTAGTGTTAGCGGTTGGAGCACCGAATAGAGTAATTGGGTCTTGCCCATTATCTACAAAAGTAGTGTTACCTGTTGGTACGTTAGCTTTTAGTAAAAACATATCTCCCACAGCTACAGCAGAGCCTTGTATAGCTATAGCTATATACACGTTGCGACTTGTAGCTCCCACTGGGGGGGTATCATTAAACGTAAGAGTAAGATACTCTGTACCGTCTGTTTTCCATGAGCCACGAGATTTGTTGACCGTTGCTGATAAGATATTACTTATACCTGTTTCACCGCCACCATCTGAGTTATAAGTTATACAGTAATAAACGGTTATACCACCACTAGAAAGTCCTGTGCGAGCATAAGTTAGCGTGTTCACAGGGTTTACCACAGACGTAAATTGATTCATCGTGAAATCAGATAAGTCAATATATCTAAGCTGGTCCACACCATTCATGCAGAGCAACCAGTTACCTGTACGCAAAAAAGTCGTAATTGTGCCCGATGTAGTGGTTATAGAGTTACTACCGCCACAAGCTGTCCAAGATGTATCATTTTCTTGGCAATACCTTACTTTGCTATCATCAGCTATAAAGTAATATATCTGACCACCATAATAAACCGTAGATACCTCACTGTTAAATGCTACTGCATCGGGTAACCACTTACGTTTCACTAATCGTTTAGTAACATTGCCCCTAGAATTAACCATTACATTACGCCCATAAGAGAACGCATTAGGTTGTATATTATAATCACCACGCTCATCAAGCCCCATATCAAATGAGGTTATTGGTGACGGCGAGGTTATCTGTGCTCCCTTTACTTTTACAGGATTATCTAAAGCCATATCACCAGATTCCGTTTATATAAGCGTAATTATCTCTCTGCATATCATCAAGCTCATTAGTGAGGTTATTTTGAGTGATAGCCTTTTGTAACTCATCATTATATTTCTGAGCAAAACTAGGACTTAAGGACACCTTAACTACATTAGATAGGCTAGTATTTTTAGCCACACCCAACACTGCAAGTTGTTTGTTTGGCAATAATGCTATTGCACTGTCATCATTACGAGCCAGTGGTGGTAAATACTCTACTACGTCCAATACGATTGTAGCCCCCAACTCTACGTCTTTAGGTGGTCGTGATAACACCACATTACGCCCTACAAAAGTAGCCCTATCAGGTTTATCCCAAGCGTCATCTACCTGCCGTTGGCTAGGGTCAACCATCTTAAACGTAGCAATAACAGTATCATCAGCACTAATAAACTTTAGATATTTGTTCTGGCTGAATATAGGTGAGCGATATTCGTCAGGTAATGTGAATGAATAAGTAGTCGTATCAGCTATTGTAGCTAAGGTGTAATCATCTACCCTAAGTTTTGACCAATATGCCTCTGTCTCAAACTCATCTTTCCATAAATTAAAAGCCCGTATGAAGTCATCTTGAAACTGGGTTAGGTCATCACCAGTATCGTCATTAGTAACGCCGTTTATAGTATAGTATGTATCTTGTGCTAAGTCGGTGATTGTGTCTATGCTTGCCATAAGCTTATTATACTCTACCTGACCTTATAGTGTGTACTATATTGGGCTGGATTCGCTTAATTCTGGGCAGTATTTTAGTTGACTCAGCCATAGTCTGATATTCTCGTACCTTTGGTGCATTAGAGCCAACCCCTGTTAATCTACCAAAATCAGCCGATAACTTATTAATTTTTGAACCACCACGTCCACGTCCTGAGCCAGACTTCTTAGCTGAGTATTTTTGCTTTTTATTATCGCCCTTAGCAAACGAAGCCCCTGCTTTCGCCATAGCCTCGTCTATTGCCCATAGTTTTTGGTATAGTTCGGGGTTATCATCAGCCATCGCACGCCATTCAGAAAGGGTAGTGTGCTCATATTCATCTACATCTTCAACAGATAGATTCTTGTCTTTGGCTGTTTTTAGACGATTTATCCGTTCTTCATACTCACCACGCTTCTTTTTAGATAACTCGCCATCATCGTTAGCTCTAGCCATAGCCCATTCTTCGCCTCTTATAGCTCTATCTATGTCGCCATCTTCAAAAGCTTTGCGGATACCGTCAGTTGACTCTGGGGTTTTGCCCTCTCTATATTGCTTATCTCTAGCGTTTTTAGCGTCCTTAGCACTTTGAACTGCTTGTTCTTCATTTCTAGCCTTAGTAGAACTGTCATTAGCGTGCGAACCTGCCGTAACTATGTCTAGTGGGTCTCTGAATGTTTTACCTTCTTCTCTTGGCAAGGACTGAGACACAAGTGGTATCATATTTTTAACTTTATTCACTTCAGTCCTCCACATATCGGTTTTTTCTGATACCTTGCCGTCATCGCCAGCCACCTCTTTGGTAGCTTTAGTTTTTGCTCTCTCGCCAGTAGGATTTAGGGCTTCATTCATGTTAAGGAATGAATTAGTAGCATTCATAGCTCCTGACGCTGGCATGAACATACGACCTATACTGCCAACCGACTTAGCCATCAAACTATTCTCATCTTGACCATATTGACCAGTGCCAAGTGCTGTCTGGATTGGGTTTTCTCCACCTAGTGTTTGGTTAGTACCAGCTATGCCCTTTAGTTGTTTCATAAGGCTGTTACTAAACTCACCCAGACTAGCGTGTTCGCCGTTAAATAGCTTTTGTAAGTTATAGCCTACTGCCATATTCATAGCACTTGGTCCAAACGTATTTAGTGATATGCTACGACCACCAATATTTATATATGGACCATTGTAATCCTCGCCATTAGTGTTTTTGTCACTAAGAATGCCAGCTTTTTGTAACAACATACCGCCAACAAACGCCTCGCCAGTATTTGTAGCAAGCCTACTCAGATTATCCACGACCATTTGTGAGTCTTGTTTAGCGATACCATCGCCTATTTTATAAATGTTATGTATCATATTTTTATCAGTGAATAGACGATTGAAGTTGCCAGCTTGCCAACTCTTAAATGGAGCTATAATGTGTGATGCCAACTTACCGACAGCCCCTTTATCTTCCAAGCCTTTCGCTACTCTCCCCAGAGTCTCGGATAGGTCATTCCTATGTAGGTTGTTACTTCTGAGCCAGAATTGAGCGGCTTGGTCTTGAGTTTTAGCGTCTGAAATCACCTTAGTGGTGTTTACGAAGTCATCTAATGATTTACCTTTTAGACCAAGCTTTTGACCTTGTTGACGGACTAATTGGACATTCATTAGGTCTTTTTGCCCACGAGTGATATTCGTGGCAGCCTCTCTGGTATCGCCTATAAACCGCCCTACACGAGTCCTAAGCCCTGCTTTAGAGTCAGTACGAGTAGCCCTCTGGTATTCTTTTACGAAATCATCTAGCCGACGTTCGTCTTTGGTCAATGCTCTAGCAGTATCTTTAACGCCCTGCACATTACCTTCAGCTAACTCGCCTAAATCTCTAAGGTGAAACTCACGAAACTTGCCAGCCTGACCAGGTAGTTTGTTCAATACACGACCAGCAGTACCCTGCACGGCATTAGTAGTTAAATCAGCTAGAGAGGTTAATGGCGTAACCACAACATCTCTAATAGCACCGAGTGGGTTGCTAAGCATACTGGTCTTAGACGCTTGTATAACTTTATCTACTTTGCCAGCAGAGTGTTCTCGCACAGCCTTAGCACTGTATTCTAGTGCTCTTTCATTAGCTAATTCTTTTTCAATAGTTAAGTCATTGTGAAGTTTGTTAAGTTTATTGACCTCAGCTCTAGTCAAATCACCCTGTCCAGTCAGTTTAATCTTTTCACTATTAGCTCTCAAGGCGGTTTCTACCTCGTCAAGAGATTTCTCTAGGTTGGTGACATTATCTATTTTACTTAAAAGCTCTGCCCTAACACTAGGTTGCATTTCTACACCAAGTTTTCTAAGTTGTTTGCCAACTCTCTCCACAAGATATTGAGACTTCATTTCTGGTGGTAGACTATCAAATAAGTGTCTGAACATTACCAACCCTGTACCATGCTTACTTCCAGCGTCTTGAAGCGCATTTATGCTCTCTGAAACAGCCTTTTGAATTTCGGGGGTTTGTTCCATAGCTAACAGTTTCTTAGCTCTCATAAGTTCGTCTGTAATTTGTTGAGGGTCTAGACCACTACCGTCCCCACTGATAGTCTTGCCAGCATTACGAAGGCTCTCCTCAAGCGTCTCGTTATTCACTTTCTTGACGGCATTTTCGGTAGTCTG